AACCTGGTAACACAAAAAACGCCGGAAAACCAATTTTCCAGCGTTACAAGGCAATTACCTTTTATGCCTGTTCTCTATCCATTGATCCACAAACGAGTCGGCCTGTAGCGTCCGCTTGCCCCGTACTAAAGCTATCCAGCCGGGGCGCATCAATAAGTATTTGAAAGCGTCGGAGAAATTGGTGGATAACATCGGTAGTTTTTTCGGTGCAAGCTTTTCGGACTTCTTCACTTTGAACACTACCTTAGAATTACCCCGGTATTTGATTTCAGCCTTTGCCTTTTCTACGGAACTAACCATTTCTTTACAGTTCACCGCATCAACCAGCAAGATAGGCAGGTTCTTGTTGGTACCGCCCATAATCTCCTGCATAAAGTCGTATTCTGCATCCTGTCGGATAACTGCCTGTTTACGGCTCTTTAGGTTTACGATCCAGCCGGTACGGTTCCCGCTGCCGTCTTTTTCTATGGCGTCTTTGATCTTACCCGCGTAATCCTCCTTCTGTTTCTCAAAGTTATTACCTGCACGGTCATAGTACAAATCCAGTTCTTTGTATTCGTGGTTCTGGAAGAAGGTGAGGAACTGGTCGGCGATCTCCCGGAACCAGCCCGGCGGTATCTCAAAAAAGTTCTTATGTACCCGGTAATAAGCACCGTCCGCCTGACCGATCACCAAAGAAAGCATATTACCGAAGTCCATACCGCCTTCAATCGTTTTATCATGGTGCAGGTACCGGAGTTCCCGCGAACTGTAAGCGGCTTCCCCGGAAGCGGTACCGTTATAATACTTATGTCCTTCACCAAACAACACATAGAAACGTAAATCCCTGCGAAGACCGGGACGCATACCCACCACCGACTTTTTAAATTCGTGAAGCTCCAGCGTACCATTATACAACCGCTTTAAATACTCTATCGTAAGTATCTCAACATTAGCGAATGAAGAAGCGTTAAGAAAGAACGTTTGTCCTTTTCTCAACTTCAATAAAGCCCGGTCGTAATATTCAATATCCCGTTTCAAACGTTTCAGCTTCAAGGGGGAAGGCTTATTTTTTCTTTCTTCTTTTAATAGAGAAATTACCAGATCATTACGCATACTTGCCGCCTGTACTATTTTAATGATCCGTTCCGGGTCCATTTGCTTGACATACCGGAAAAACCAGTCGTACTCGTTTTCGTCGATATCCGGCATATCGGTAGTAATGGTTATCCCCAGGAACAAATGGGAATGTCCGTAAGTGATCGCATCACCGCGAAGAATAGGCATAGCGCGGTTTACTTTCATTTCCTTGTCGTACTTCGCTTCATCATAAAACAGATGTATTACAGACTTTCCGGCAAGCAGTGAAGGGTTATCCAGTGATCCCATAAAAATAACGCATCCGTTCCAGAAGCTGTAAACATGCTTGTAATCATCTACAATAACCGAACATTTACGCCGCCAGGATTCAGGCGGGCGGGTATCTTTTACATAGTGTACCCCTTCGATCAGGCCCATAAGCTGCCAGCCCTTCTGAACGGCCGGCATTATATTATCTTCCAGGTTACTGTAGGTATTGGCAACAAAAGCGAACGCACCGCCGGGCATTTCTTCCACGCAACGGGCGGAACGCCTGGCTTGTATAACGGTCGATTTGGCCATACCGCGCCCGTCAACAGATACAAGGATAGTAGTATCGATCCAGTCCGTCAGAACCTGGATTATATGGCCGTATTTGATTTCCACATCATCGGCGTTACTCACCTTCGTTATCTTCCCCGAACTCTTTGATATCATACAACATACGTTTTTTCAGGTCAAAAGCTTTAATACGCGCGTCCTCTTTTATATTATCACGTACAATAACAGGAATTTCCGGGATCGCGTCGATAAACTCTTCCAGTTCCTTACGGTCGATTTCAGGAACACCCAGATCCTTACGGCTGGTAGTATAAATAACCGTGCTTTTCTGTGAAAGCAGTTCCTCCGGTATTTCGGCCTGTTGATCCTTATAACATCCGCGAAGTTCCGCCGCCAGTTTCAGCAGGTTCTTAGCCTCCTTCACATTTCCCATAAGAAAGACGGTATTCGCCCAGTTTTCGGCCTTTTCCGCATACAAGTTAGCGAAAGCCTGCGGGCGTACGTTATCCTGCGTATAAAAGAAATTGAGACTGTCAGCGTACACCTGGCGGGCCATCCAGTCCGAAAGGCCGTAAGGTTCCGACTTCAAAAGGCGGATGATGCCGGCCTTTGTCACCAGCTTACCATTTATACGCATACGGGCACGAAGGCCCCGTACCATTTCCATAAGGCTGTAATATTCCCTTTCATCGGGCGCGAGGGCTTCCAGCGTACCGGTAGAAAGAATCCTTTGAATCTGGTTGATATCCACCTTGTCAAAGTCTATTCGTGAGGGCTTAATTAAATTCGTCGTCATCCATTTGTTCGATTAAACGTTCAAAAGTATGTCTTTTCCGTACGGCCTCCAGCTGTTTTATAGCTTCCACGTTTCCGCCTTCCGCCGCTTCATGGAGTTTTATTTCAGGGGCGGCACGTGCTACCAGAATCCCTTCCCGGATCAGGAAGTTAACGGAAGTTCCTACCGTTTCCGCATCCCGGACAAAAAGCCTGGCATCCTCCAGAGAAAGCCCCAGGGAAACGGCTATGTCTTTCGGCGAATACCCTAAAGAAGACAAACGCCGTACATCCTCTTTTTGCTGCGCATCCAGGTAAATACTATCCACCACCGTTAAATCGTTCATACGCATCTTTTATTCGTTTCTGTGCCGTGAAATAATAAATTTCGTCCTGTTCCATTAATACAAAGTTCCGGCCGCTTTCAATGGCTGCCACGGCTGTAGTACCGGAACCGCCGAAAGTGTCCAGGATCAGATCGCCGGGCTTTGTACTGTCTTCAATCAGTTTACGGATCAACGCCACCGGTTTCTGTGTGGGATGAACCTTTTCACCTTCTACCAGTTTCGCACCGGATGCAAAAGACCGGATATTATCTATTATGTTTGTGGCACCGATAGAAACACCCTTCCCGCAATGAAACAAAATAAGCTCATGTATAAAGGCGTAATGATTACCCGGGCCCGACTGTTTGTTCCAGACGATCATGTTTGACGCGCCTATATACAAGTCAAACAACGGATAATAGAAAGCATACCCGCGCCAGTCCGTAAAAAAGTACACACAAGCACCGGGTTTCTTCACCCGGTTAAATTCCAGGAACAAATCCCGGTAAAAGGGTTTACAGATAGACAAATCTTTAAAGCTGCCTTTCTGCCCGTTGTGTGTCATTCCCAGGAAATAAGGCGGATCGGTTATTATACAATCTACGGAATTGTCCGGAACACGTTTCAACGCCTCCAGGCAGTCCTCGTTATAAATTTTGTTTGTAATCATTGGAAAGTTGTTTAAGCCGGCTTTCTTCTTTTTCTATCCGGAGGGTTAATGTTTTGAGCTGGTGTCCCAGCTCCGAGCGGTCGCAAGGATGAGAGAAACGGCCCAGGTTCTTTGTGATCCGTTGCCGTTTCCCTGTCAGACTGGCAATAAGTTCGACTACTTTTTTTTTCGCGCCTCGATTTCTTCCTCTATGGCCTTCTGTGTAGTTTCCCACTTCTGGATCAATGCAAGGGCACTCGTTTTCTTCTTCTCATCATCCCCGGCCTGTTCCAGTTTCGCCTTATTCTTTGAAAGGTTGGCGCGGGCGTTATTCAGTGCCTTTTGTATGTCGATATCCGAAAGGTTCTCGACGCCCTTACGGACGGACAAACTTTTTACCTTCTCACATTTACCCAGAATCTTTCCGTTCTCCCGGTAATATTCCAGTTCGTCCCACATATCGCGGTTAGCGATGAAGTTTTCCACAACCGCCTGCGCTTCCTGTGCTGTAGAAAGTGAACTGACATCATCCGGCGTGGCTTCCAGGCGGGCAAAAGCTTCCTTATACTTCCCGTATGCGGTGAACATGTCGGAAACAAGTATTTTCAGAATGTCGGGACAATCCGGAGAGTTCAGAAAGGTAAATTTCTCGCGGAAACGTATCATTTTGGTTACGGTTTCCGGAGCTGCCTTGTATCGTTTCTCCGCCTCTTCCAGTTCCTCTTCCAGCTCTTCCACACGGTCGGCATTTTCATCCATGGAAAGAACCTTATCCCGGAAATCGGACGAAACGAGTTCTTCCACGCTGACACCGAAAGATTCGGCAAGTTCCAGCAACAAATCATCGCTGTATTTTACCGGCGTTTTGGGTGTTTCCTCCCGGACGGGTTCCATTTTTACCGCGGCCGGCTGTTTGGAGTTGCGCCGGATCGTCTTAAACTCACGTTCGGAAAGCCCGGCCAACTTCCGTAGTTCCTCTAAAAGAATGGCCTTCATCGTTTCCGTTTCTCCCTGCCGGCGGAATGACTTCTTTAACATACGGTTGATACCGTATTTCTCGTACAGTTCCACGCCCTGAATGAAGTTACGCGGACCGGCCAGATAGGTAATAATTTGTAAGCATTCGATAAACTCCCCCTTTCATTCTAAAAATGTGATATTACTTTTGTAATCAAAGTAAAAAAGCTCAATTGTTATGTCACATCAATGGACCATGGAAGATTTTGAATCTATTTATTCCCGTTTCAAGTCGAGCGGACTGTCAGTTATGGATTTTTGTTCGAATGAATGTATTCGTCCCAAACGTTTCTACGAGTGGCGTTCCAAGCTGTTGCGCAAAGGCGGCTTTATCCCGGTAAAGGTAAACAGTAAGGGCCAGGTCAGTCTTCCCCATAAGGAGAAATCCCTGCTGTCTGCCCCTCCGGTCAGCCCGTCGCCAATTCCCCAGCCGCTATGTGAGATCTCCTATCCCAATGGCGTCACAGTCCGCTTGAACAGCCCTTTGTCACCGGAGGTATTGCAAACCCTGATATTTTTGAATTCAAACCGTTAGCCTATGTTTTCTTTGAATGAATCCAACAGATATTATCTTTACCCGTATCCGACAGACATGCGTAAGAGTTTTTATACGCTTAGCGGCATCGTGACCAACCAGATGGGAAAGAATGTACGGGACGGTGACGCTTTCATTTTTATCAATGCGAATTGTACCTGTATGAAAATCCTCCATATGGAATATGGTGGTCTGGTGATATACCATATGAGGCTGGAACATGGGCACTTCCATCTGCCGGTCATAAATACGGAGGAAGGTCGGATTAAAGCGATTGAAACCTTCTGGAATGACCTTGTGATGATGGTTCAAGGAATGGACGGCAGCAAGGTCAGGCGTTATAAAAGGAGTGGTTTCCATGGGTTGTAGTTGTAACAAATTATAACATATACAATGCCGTATTCCGGCTGTTTTTTAGTATCTTAGCATCATATTTAAACGATTATGCCAACCGATAAGGAATTACTGATAAAGGATCTCATGCACAAATGCGACTGTCTGTATAGAGAAAACAGCCGGTTGAAGGAGATGGTGTCCACGCAGCCCCTTAAAGCTGCGGACAAAGAGGTGTATGAGGCTTTATTGTCTGACAAGGATGCCATAATCGCCCAAAAGGAAGCAAAAATCAACAGTCTGGAGCAACGTGTATCCTATCTTGAACGGCAGTTGTACGGTAAGAAGGCGGAAAAGTTCATAAAGCCTGACGCCCAGGACCGCTGGCTGGATTTTGAAGGCTTTGACATGCTTCCCCAGGAGGCTGAAGCCGCAGAAGAAGCAGAAAAGGAGTTGAAGGCTACCAGAGAAGCGATCATCGCCCGTAAAAAAGCGGGGAAGCAGCATCCTGCGAGAAAATCCCTTCCGGAGAATCTTGAGCGTGAGGTGGTCCATATATATCCCGAAGGGTATAATCCGGAAGAGTGGACGCTCCTTCCCGGAGAGGAAGTGACCGAGATCCTTATGCACGAGCCCGAGAAGTTCTATATCCGCAGGATAGTGCGCCATACAGCCAAACGGAAGGGTACAAACGAGTTCAAGACCGGCCCGCTTCCCGTCATGCCAATAGCAAAGAGCTATGCCTCTGCCTCATTGCTGGCAGACATGATGATAGGGAAATATGTGGATCACATACCGTTCCACAGGCAACTGGAACAGTTCAAACGTGTGGGGGTACATCTCCCCGCGTCAACGGTCAACGACTGGTTCAAGGATGTGGCGGATTTGCTAAGGCCCCTTTACTTCCGATTATGGGAGCTGGTGATGCAGACTGACTACATACAGTCGGATGAAACGACAATCCCCGTGATGAATGACGAGAGACACAAGACGGTCAAAGGTTATATCTGGCTTGTGCGCAGTGTCATGACCGGACGTCAGTTCTTTTACTATGACAAGGGTTCCCGAAGTGGAAAGGTGGTGCTGAAACTCTTCGGCAAGTTCCGGGGAGCCATACAGACGGACGGATACGAAAGGTACGAGATGCTGGACGCCAAGAAAGGTATTATCCTTCTTGGCTGTTGGGCCCATGCACGCAGACATTTTTGGGAGGCAAGAAAGAATGACATGCAGCGTGCCGACTATGCGCTCGCACAGATACAGTTGCTTTATGACGTGGAGCGTAAGGCTGACGATGAACGCCTGACTTACGAACAGAGGGCTGAACTTAGGGCACGTCTTGCATATCCCATACTTGTGCGCTTCGAGAAATGGCTGGTCAATGAATATCCCAAAGTAATGAAAGACAGTCCGATCGGAAAAGCCATAAAATATACATACGGAAGGTTCGACAAACTCTCCAGGTACCATCTGGACGGTCGTTACAGACCGGATAATAACGAGATAGAAAATAAAGTGCGGCCTGTCGCGTGCGGCAGACGTAATTACCTGTTCTGTGGCAATAATGATGCCGCTGAAGATGCGGCGGTGCTCTACTCGTTCTTCGGCTGCTGCAAGGCTGCCGGGGCTGACTTCCGCACGTGGCTGATCTACTTCCTTGAACATATACATGATTATGACGATGACTACTCGATGGATCTGGCCGAATTGTTACCTGACAATCTGTTATCCAAGGGCAAGATATTATCCGTTACGTCACCGGAATCTCCCAAGAAAGACTCCTGATACCTTCGTAAATCTCGCCTAAACACGGGAAAACTACCGTTTTATGCCAATCAAGACGGGAAAATAGGGAATAAAGTGCCGTTTTTATCTTCATTATCCCCGATAAATAGGGAAAATAAGGGAAAGAATACCCTTTTATACCAATTATGGCGGGAAAGTAGGGATAAAAATATCGCTTTATCACATTTGTCACAGGAAAATAAGGGGCAAAGGGGAAAAACTTCCTTTTATCCGCTCCATTAGTAGGGATAATATCAATTACTATAGAACCCGCACATCTTTGGGTTGAATTGATGTAACAATAAATCATAGAACGATAAAATGAATAAACGACATTATGAACATACGTTACCCAATATACGAGGGAGTTTATCGAATACTTACAGTCCACGGATGATACCGAGTACCTTTTCCGTCTGAATAGGTTTGGGTAGATAGTCTGCGGCACCTCTCTTCACCGCTTCCACCGCACCGGGGATATCTCCGTAACCCGTCATGATAAGGAAAGGCATACGATAGCCCTGCGCCTTCATCCATTCTAATAGTTCCACACCGTTACTGTCGTTCAGGCGAAAATCCGACAATAGCAAATCCACCTTATGGCCTTCCAAAAAGACCTTCGCTGAATCTACCGATAATACATAACGGGCATTGATACCGTTTTTCACCAGCCAGTTTGTGGTGGTACGCGCATACACGCGGTCATCTTCCACTACCAATACGGTTTCCATATGTTTTTTCCTTTATTTTTTTTGCTTTCTCTACGGCCTGTTCCACGGCCTCAATCAGTTTTTCTATTCTTTCGTCCGATATCCCGCCCCATTTTTCAGGAGGCATGGAGGCCATTCCCTTCAGTTCACTTCGGGGAATGTTTATACGGATCATTTCCCAGAGTGGTGCGGCTTTGTGTATGATACTTCCCAACTTCACATAGTTTCTCATGGAGAAAGCATCCCGCATTCCGGAAAGTTCCTCCGTGGTGTCTTCTATAAAAATATCTAGCATTTCCTCAACATATTCCTCACCTTCCATGATAGCCGTAATATCCAATCTGTCCATTTGTGAAACTGCCGCCAGCAGATCCTCCTCAGAGAAAGGCTTATATAGGCAGCCTGCAAAACCTTCGGAAAGATACTTCTCCTTGTTGCCGGAATGTGCCGTGACGGCTATGATCGGAATCTCCTTTGCCTGGGGAATATCCGAGCCTCTCAACAGTTCAAGGACTGAGAAGCCATCAGCACCGGGCATCTGTATGTCGGTCAGCAGGAAGTCGTACTCCTGTCTTTTCAGGCAGTCCGCTAGATTCCGGACATCCGTGCAGCAGTCACAGTGAATCCGGTTGCGAGAAAGCATCTCCCGGGTAATCTCCAGCTGGATGCGGTTGTCGTCAATGACCAGCACGTGAATGCCAACGGGCAGTTCTCTGGGGGTAAGCATCTTCTCTTCTGGATGGGCGCACTGTTCGGCCGGTGGCACGGGAAGGAAAACGGAGAAGCGGCTGCCTTCACTGGGGACGCTCTCCACTTCCACACGGCCCTGCATTTCAGATACGAGCCGGACCGTGATCGCCAGTCCCAGCCCGAATCCGGGAATGTTATGTGCGCTATCCAGCCTTTCGAACGCTCCGAATATCCGTTCTCTTTCTTTTGCGTTTATTCCCACACCGGTATCCCGGACAACAATGCGGAGATTTCCCGGCCGGTATTCCGCCTCAAGACGCACCTCCCCGTGGAACGTGAACTTCAGAGCGTTGGACAGCAGGTTGCCGGCTATCTGCCGGATATGCGAGCTGTCACAGCAGACAATGGCGTCTAAACCGGAGAAGGACGCGGTGAATGCCAGATCCTTCTGCAGGGCGGCAAGACGGTGGCTGTCCGCTATTTCCTCGAATAGGGCTTCAAGGTTGAAGACCGTGTTATTGGAACGGACCCCGCTTTCATCCAGCTGGTGGTATTCCATCAGTGTGTTTACCAGGCCGAGCATGTAATCGGACGAGTGCAGGATGTTGTCCAGATAGTCGGTCCTACGGCTGACATCGTTTTCCGAGGGCATCAATTCCGCACAGCCCCTAATGGCCGCCAGTGGGATACGCAGGTCATGGGCCACCGAAGCCATCAGCTCCTTGCGTGAGCGGAGCAGTTCCCTATTCCGCTTGTCGGACTGTTCAAGCTTCCTCTCGTATCGGATACGGTGGTTCAGGTCTCGATGTACGACGGTGTACAGCATGATTGCCAGCAGGGAGACGGACAAGGCAAGGCCGGCTACCATATAGTAGGAGTTGTCCCGCTCAAGGATGAAGGCCCGGTAGCGTTCAGTAAAACGCTCGTTGTTCTCCCGCTCGAATTCAGAGACCATGCTGTTCATTCTTTCGTTTAGTTCCACGCTGCCGATGTATAAGCTGTCCATCTGTACCAGCAGCCGTTCCTGTCTTTCAGTCTGTTCCAGAATGATCCTTTCATTCAGGGAATGGAGCATGCGTGTTGTTATCCCAGTTGGAGAAGTGGCGGACAGAGACTGCCGTTTACGTTCTGCCTCTTCCCGCTGTTGCAGGTAAGCGGATTTGTTCTCTTTTCTACGGAAGATATTCCAAATATTTCCTTTCTTTTTGGGGGAATCTTCCGCTCCAGTACTCGGAATCATCACATTTTCCTTTTGCTGCACAGTTTGTTTCCGAGCTGTTGAGACAATGGACGGGATACTTTCCTGCACAATGTCACCTATACCCTGCAGTTCCTTGAAAGTATGCATCGCCTTGGAAAGAAGTAGTTCCTTATTCCAAAGAAGAAGACACAACGAGTCGATATGTTTTTTCTGTAACGGAGTATGGACATATTCTTTCAGAAATTGCAGATTGTCACAGACCCTATGGCATTTGCGGCTGTATTCTCTCAGGTCGTCATCATCCCATGTGACGGCAGTCTCCGCATGGGTGGAGAGGTCCAGTAGGCCGATGTAGCTATTTTCCGTCAGACGGTGTATCGCCACCAGCTCTTTTTCCTCCTTGCGCAACGTATGTCTTAACATCTGCTCCTGACGGAACTGATAGACAATGAAGGCCGACAGCAGGACCAAAATGGCATAACCCAGAAATATTTTTAACTTTAACCACATGATTATGAATCATCCGAACCTATAAATCAATTATTGGCCCGTGCCAATAATATACATATAAAAAATAATCCCTACCTAGG